AAGTCGGGGAGGTTATGATCCATAATGAACGCGTGCATAGAAGACCAATCGCTTGTCCAATATCGTTGCTTGACTGTACGATAGAATAGCCCTGATGCTGTACGCACGCTATCCACGCCTTGGTCTTTGCAATAATCCAACAAAGCACGTTTGATCTTATCCTGCTGTTCTGCAAGATTACCGTCTTCCTCTTTGAACTTGGCCGATATTTCTGAACGCTTATCGCGTATCTTTGTATAGGCACCGACGAGCTTTTCGACAGGGATTGTCATAGCTGTTCTCCGTTTTATAGTTATATTTATGACATATAGTAACTTATACTACCTAGTCAAGCACTTCTTTGTATAAATCTATCATTGCTGTGTGTATGTTGATGCGCTCGTCTAACATACGATAAATCCGTTTTTCCGCAGCGGACCCAGCCAGTTGAATTACAGTACACTTATGCGTTTGCCCTGCACGGTGAATACGCGCGTTAGCTTGTGCGTATGTCTCAAGAGAAGATGTTGGTCCCCACCACACGATTGTATTAGCCGCCGTCAGTGTTACACCATGTGCCGCACTTTGCGGTTGGATAACCAGCACGCGAGGATCAGGGTCGTTCTGGAACCGTTGGAATATGTCCGTGCGATTACCCGCAGAAACATCTCCCCGTATGACCTCAGTAGTAACGCCGTCTTTGCGTAGCCTTTCGGTTAGCATATCTATCGTGTGTCTAAACGGCACAAACACCAGAACCTTCTGGCTGCTCTCGTCTATTGTTTCTTTGAGGGCTTGGTAGCGGTTCTTAATATCGAACTCCACCGAGTCGCCATCGTCGGTGTAGACTGCACCCGCACTGATTTGAAGTAGTTTGTTCATGTTGATCGCAGCATTTGCTGCTGTCACGGACTCGCCAGCTACTTCCATCATCATCTTCTTACGCAGAGTATCGTAGTACTTCTTCTGCTGCGCGGTCATTTCGACGAAGCGTTTGCTGTAAACCATGTCGGGCAGGTCAAGACATTCGTCTTTGGTAAACCTGATCGCAGGTTGCAACGCTCGAAACACTGTGTCCTTGGAGTTTTCCTTCGGCTTGTAAGTGAACTGTGTCACCTTCCACATCACCATATCACGCCATGATCCAAAGAACCTCGGCACTGCCATAGGGTTGACTAACTTAGCTAGGCCATACGCATCGACAGGACTTTGCGCGGCGGGAGTACCCGTCATCATCCACAGCCAATCGTTTTCACCGACCAGCTTGTTCAGTGTCTTCCATCGTTTAGTCTGCACATTCTTGTAGTGTGTAGCCTCGTCAACAATAAACAAATCAAAGCCACCTTTGGCAATCTCGTCGCTGACAACCTCGACCCCATCGTAGTTGATGATTACGAACTCTGCCCCACTGTTGATGATCTTCTTGCGCTTCTCTTTGCCACCGTGCGCTACATCCACCGTGCGGTGCATAGCAAAGGAGAACAAGTCTGCACGCCATGCACTGTCCATGATGGAGAGCGGGCATATAACCAGCACACGTTTAACCTTGCCTTGGGTCATAAGATAGTCTGCGGCCCAGATAGCCGATGCAGTCTTGCCCGTACCCTGCTCGTTAAAGCAAAATGACTTCTTGTTCATAGTCATAAAAGATGCCGTATCTTTCTGATGATCGAACGGCTTGTACTGTCCCGGCCAGTTATAACGTTTAGTTATAGGTGACGGTACGTTTATATTTAATCCTTTTAGGGTATGCGCTTCGTCCACACCCCAATTAACGACGACTTTGTTCATTGGTAATTCCTTACTTTTAGGGATTACTGCTGTGATTTGCTTAGGGTTACGAACCTTCAGCAGTAATGCTTTATCCCGTAGAATTTTCATGTTGTTCTCCGTAGTAGTGAGACACTACCGTTTCTTCTTCGGGCTGCTCATAGCCCCACCCGCTGCGCGGTTCTTTTTACGGCTTTGTACTTTTACACCGTCTTTATTTGTCCCGCCTTTACTTAGCGGTTTCTTGTGGGCAATGTCTTTGCCTTCTCGTTTGTCGGCTTTGCCATTCTTGTTGGCATCTTTGCCTGTCTTATCCATCTTGCGCCTAGCCTTCTGGCGCTCCATGCGGTCTTCGTGTTCGCCGCGTTTCTTCTGTTGCTCGTACTCTTTCTTATACGGGCGAGGTTTCTTTGTGTATGGCATCAGTTTGCTCCGTTATGTGGGCATTCGGTTACTTGGCAGTGGCGTTTGCAAAGGCCCGATGGACGGGGATTCCATACATCTACCTCAAACGCTTTCTCCATCTTAGCATAGTTTGCTAACCATTTGCTCCAAAGAAGTTGCTGTAAGTCAATTTCGTATTCCGCTTTGACAAGGCTCTTAGCTACCACAAACAACAGACCTGCGTTTAGCTTTGTAACTTTCGGGTAGTGCTTAAAGATTGTCAGCGCCATCAACTCAAGCTGCCCCTTGTCGGCATACTTGGCAGACCTGCCTGTCTTGTAGTCGATGATCCAACCTACACCTGTTTCCTCGTCGATGATCGCAAGGTCAACGATACCACGGAACCATACATCTTTAGCAAAGAAGCTGCACGGTTCTAGGTCAGCGGTCAGACCTAGCTTCTGTTCGACAATCTTCTTACCCTTCTTGCGGTTCAGCGCATCCAGTGTCGGCTTGATGAAGTCAAACTTCTTAGGGATCGGCGTACCTTCACCGATGTAATCCTCACACGCCTTGTGAAAATCAGTACCGTAGCGCATGGCATCAGTCTCTTTAAACGGGTACTGCTTCAGCACCTTCTCGTGGTAGAACTGCTTGGGGCATTGCTCGAATGCTTTGATCCGGCTGAAGGACCATGGCGCTGCTTTACTCATTCACAATCTCCATATGATTTGCCCGTGCCGCTCTCGCAATCGACGGGTAGCCCCTCGGCCCAATCAGGCGTCCAACGCATACAACTCTCCACGAACGCTTGTGCTTCAGCGACCTCGGCGTCAGGTACACAGCATACGATAGAGTCATGCACAGTCAACACGACTTGATATTTCTTACTAATCTTTAGCATTTGTTCGCCTATAATGCACCTCGCTATTGCTTGGCACACGTTCTCTATCACCTTACCACCGTATATTCTGGTACGCCCTCTACGAGTTTTATAGCTGTACTCCAGACCTTTTTCGGTCTGCTCTCCGTACAACTGATCGTAGAAAATACTCAGGCCGCTCGGCACAATCAGTGCTTGGTTGGCAGCGTCTACTTTAATGATACCCTTCCGCCCAAACGTAACCGCGCGGTTATTGGCAAGCTGCTGCACCATGTAGTTCGCATCGCGCCACCCCTTGCTGATCTTGTAGTTTGCATCGCGGTAGATGTTTATGATCCGCCGGGCTTCGTCAGGCGCTACCTCATACCCAAACGTCTTTAGCTGCACGCCAAACTTCTCGGCACCCATACCGTACCCTGCGCCAAGGATCGTAGTCTTCCCGACGAACCGCTGATTTTTTGTAACGTCCTCTTCTTGGCAACCGTAGATACGCGCCGCCATCTTTATGTAAACATCTTCCCCTCTGGCAAACGCAGAGGTCAGATCATCTTGCCCTGTGAACCACGCCAAGACCCTCGCTTCGATCTGGGAACTATCGGCTTCGACAATGGTGTGTCCTTCGGGAGCAATGATCGCCCTCTTTAACTTCTTACCGTTCATGCCACGGCTCGGTAGGTTTTGTAGGTTGATCTTATCGGCACCGCCCCAACGACCAGTGTGCGCTGCGTAGTATCTAACGGGTACTGGCAGTAGGCCACGTTTAGATATGCCTATAAACCTCTCTGTGCGTGTCTCCTCTAAGGTACTTTTGCTACCCAGACGTGCCGCCACCAAAGATTGTACCCGATCATCCTCGTGTTCTTGCAGTGCCTTGAAGTCCTCGTCCGACTTTGCAAATGCGTAAGTCTCTTTGCCTGTCGCAGGGCTGATCTTCATAGGCGGAATTACGCCTAGACCCCGCAGCATGTCTGCAAACTTCGGGTTGGACATCAGGTCTTTCTTGTCCTCTATCCCTGCGTCTACCAACAACTTGTCCTTGCGGTCACGAGTATCCTCAAGGTGCTGCTCTAACAATCCGAGGTCTAGATCAAGCACAGGATCAATAAACATCCGCAGGGTCAAATCAATTATCTTTAACTCTTGGCGGGGAAACTTAGCCCCCATCATCTTAAACAACTTGTAGGTCAACTCTACATCGTTCTTGGCATACTCGCCGTACCGAGCCGCCTCTTCTGCGGTGAAATCGGCACGGTGTTTACCCTTGGCATTGTGTACTTCGTGACCTTTGACGCCCACGCCGTACCGTTCTGCTGTAGCTTTGAGCGACACACTTGTCTCCACGCCGTGCAGCGCACGAGCCATGCACATAGTATCGAACCAAACCTTGGGCTTAACTCCGTAGCGCCAGCTAAGTATAGCGCCATCAAACATCGTATTGTGACATAAGATGGCGCTATTAGAGAAGTCTATGTGTGATAGAAGACGCTCTATCAACGCCGGATCATTAACATACTTAGTGGCCTTATCGTTTTTCTTGATCGCAAGGCCGATTACTTCAAAGCGTGGATCACGCACATACTCTTCGGTTGTGATCTTAGACAACGAGTACTCTTGGTCATAGTACGTCTCAAAATCTAGCGTATATACATCCATTAGCCTTTACCCACTATCTCGCCGCCACATGCCATATACCCACAGGCATCTACCCAGTTGTCCATGTGTGTAGGGTTAGAATGTATGCGAGCGATTTTGAGTAACGCCATCATAGCTGCAACATCTTTTGTCTTTATGAAATCAATCAATCCAAGATGTGCGTTCCAGTATAGGGCGATACGCTGAAAATTATCTTCCATGTCGCCATGATCTGATGCACGGTCTTTTGTGACGTACTCCTTTGCAGTGTCCAGCACTTGGCCACGCGTCACCTTCTTCGCTTCCTTCTCGAACACTTCTTTTGGTGTGCCGATCTTACTCATCAGCGCGTGAACGTAGTTGTACGACGATTTAGTGGCCTTAGCGATTTCGCTCGTGGTGGCCTGTGGGTATCTGATCTTATACGCCCAGATTTTATCCGCTTTACTCTTCTTAGCCATGCTATTCTCCTACTGCTTTATTTTTATCATCGCGCAGCGTATGCACAATGTCTTCCAACGGGGTCATGTCTAACCCAATATGCTCCGCGCAACCA